CTTTACCATGACTGGCTATCTATTGACATTAACGACGAAGATGTACCAGAACAGGTGCAACAGTATGGCGTACACGAATGGAACGCGGAACGATTTTCTGTCCTGGCTCGCTTACGCGAGGAAGGCGTTAAGGAAGCCTTGCGCTATAACGCTTACTACTTCGTGGTGGATGTAGATAACTTCATCCTACCTGGCACCTTAAAGGCTCTCATAGCCGAGGATAAGCCCGTTATAGCACCATTGCTACGCTACGCCGTAGCCGAGGGAGAGGAAACACATGCAGGATACGCAAACTTCCACCATCCAGTCACGGAGAACGGCTACTATCAAGATAGCGAGGAATACTTTGCCTTGCTTAATGGCGCTATCCGTGGCGTATGGCCGATTGATCTGGTCCACTGTACCTACCTTATCCATCCTGGCGTCTTAAACTACATCTCATACCACGACGGTACGCAGGACTATGAGTATGTTATCTTTAGCCGTAACCTGCGCAACGCAGGTATTGAGCAGTACCTAGACAACCGCAAGATCTACGGATATTTAACCCTGTGGGAGAATGTAGATGCCTGCAAATACTGGATGGAGAAATTGAAATGACATACGACTTTGAAGCAGGCGAATGGTACGGCACATGTAAGGCATGTAACACTGAACTGTTTGCTCCAACCAAGAAGAAATACAACTGGCAACATCGTCGCCATACACGCTCTATCAACTGCCTGAACGGATACTGAAATGCCAGCAAAGCCAAGTGAACTTAAGAAATTGATTGACTTACTAGAACAAGAAGCCGACAATGTAGAATTTGTCGCCAAGGCGGCATGGAGCCTGGTTGAAGATCTACTCAACCAGCGCCAACGTTATGTCGTCTTTGCGGTACATCCTAGCCTTAACATCGTGCAGGCTGTCGGTCCGTATGATACACTAGAGAAGGCTAAACGGGATTACGCTAAAAGAATTGCCGCTTATGATAAACTATCAAGGGCGCACTTAGCACTTCTGCGTCATCCCAATAGCATTACTGAATAGAATTAACGGGGAGTTATTAGTCCTTTCGCCCCGTTATAGTTGCTCCCTACCTCATCCTTGTAGGTCGTAGCGACAAAGAGAAGGCCTTACGGTAAATCCCGTAAGGCCTATATCTTTTTGCTCCCCTAGCAAAATTATAGTTGGTGCAACTGTCCCATTGAATCTTTCCAGTAGCCGTATGCGCCTTTAACAAGGGTGAACGGTGCAGGTGGTACACCTAAATAGGAGTATGGCTTAGTGCCATGCGCGTCATCATAGAACGATGGCGTAGTAAAGTCTGGCAATACACCATTAACGCCATTAGCCGTACCACGGAACGAGCCTACGGTATGGTCGCAGACTTCAAGTACCCACTGACGGTTCTTGCCATCTGGGGTAGATAAGCGTGTCACCATTGGATCAATCAACATCTCAGCCAACTCATGCGCGATGACAGAAATTACGCCAGGAACGAATCGCTCGCCGTGGATCTGGATATTCTTTAACTTAAACGCTGGCGAATAAGTGCCAAAGATAGAGCGAGAGCCGTAAGCATCTGCACGAATATACGCAATAGGTTGTCCGTTCACTACTTCATGGTAGCCAAGTGCAGTCTTTTGCATCTTGGGATTTGGGAAGTTATCTACAATGCAAAGGTTCCATTGCCCTGCCAGCCGAACAGGTGAAGCGAGTACAACATCGTTACCCATGCCCCACTTACTGTCCACCAAGCCTGCAAATCCTGTAAGGATTCGCGCTGCGGTGCTTAAATCAGGCTGTGTAATAACTCGCTTTGATTCGTTAACTAGGTTAATTGTCATCTTGCTCCTTAATGGTCGGTGCTGTAGAAGCCGCCAGTTCGAAACTGAACGGGGGTGGGGTAAAAGATTCGATCCATGAGGCTGTCGCAACACATGGGGGAAGTAGATTCTTCATGGATGGACCGTTCTAAGATTTGCTCACTACCGCAACTGCGGCACTTATAGTCGTATTGTGGAATGGCCGTCTCCAATCAAACATCCTGGCACACATTCCCAGACCAGTTCGTGATAACTTTTGCCTTCAATGCGGCGCACTAGCGCCTTACACTCAGAGTCGTGGATGTGCTTGGTCATTGTTCGCCTTAAAATAACGATGCGCGGAATCTCTATCTTTTATACTGTTTTTGTTAAGAAGATAACCGATTCTTAAATTGTAATAAAAATTACGGATCCTTTTCCATGGCATGACCGCATGGCGATGCGCCACAACAAGCCATCCTTCACGACCTTCTGGCAACTGCATGCTCATTCCTCGCCCTTTCCAAAGGGATTAGTACCGCCTAATTGATTAACAAGGCGCCTCATAGCGCCTTCTACCTTACGATGTGCTGTTGTATCGCTCACTTCTAACACTTCAGCAATCTCGGCAAAGGTTAGATTCTGCTCGTACTTCAATTCTAGCACGTCCCGATCCATCTCATCTATCTTAGATAGGGCGTTGCGTACATCAAATAGTTGAATGACATAGTTGCCACCCTCGGCTGGATTACCAGCCCCAGATACTTTCTCACCGTCTAGTTTGGTCGTCTCAACCACATCGCCCCAGACGAAGGGTAGCAATTCAGATAGGGTAATAGGGTCGTAGTACTGTTCATCGCGCAGTTCATAGCCCAACTTCTGGGCCTTAAGGCGACGGCAATACTTATCGGCTTGGCGCGTGAGCGTCTTGCCTAACTGCCTCACCCCGCCCTTGTAATCCTCTGGCTCTTGGTTATGATCTAACCACTGCTTGACTTTATCCTCACGGCGCCAGACCCAGACAAGTAATTCTTGGCGCAGGTCTGATACATCGAAGTAGACGGAATACTTGCGGTGTACCACACGCGCAACTTGACTGGCTACATCGGTAGCCTCTGATAGCCAATCACTCATAACAAACTCGCAGGGTCATGTAGATCCTCTTGTGGCACCATGTAGGCAGGTATCCTCATCTTCGTGTCCCAGTACTGCTCGCTCTGCGCTTCATAGCCCCAGAACCAGCCGTGAATAACGCCAGTGTGGTAGGAAGGAAGCGTGACGAGTAGATACTTACGCTCTGGGTTATCATCTTTGCCTAACAATAGTTTACCTGTGGCATAGGCTGTAGTGCGTACTTCAAACTCGCCCACATCGCCCATCTTACGTTCTTCAAATACTGCAAATGGATACTTGTCCATCCACCTAGCGACGACTAACTCACCTAAGCAACCCGATACTTCACGCGCTAATTGTTCAACCCACGTCGGGGCAGCACCTTTGCTGTTCATAATGCCGATGGCGCGGTTGTGATTAAACCGCGCTACCGCTTCGGTAGTTGCGTAGGCGACATCGCCAGGAGATAAAGCAATACTTACCATCGCCAGATTTTACCATCCACAATAAAAGATTTGTTAACGATGGGAACAAGTTGTGGGATGACGGTATTTCCTTCTACGCTTAAGATGCCAAAGCCCTGCTGCCATGTGAATAGCCCAGCCTTGATGTACTTAGCATGTTTAAGATTCATCAAATGGCCAACTTCTAAACCCCATACAGTCTTAGATTTGCCAGCCCACGATTGCGTCCAATGGGTTAAACCCATCCTGTGCGTATGTCCACAGACGACGCTGACACCAGCCCGCTTTGCAAGTCCAAGAGCAGTTGATCCAGCAGTGGGTTGAACATTTCCTTCGTCGCCATGAACAAGTATCCAATTTGGCGCAAGTTCGTATGGTTGGTGGTGATACGTAATTCCGAGTTGATCCAACTTGAGGAACTTTTCAATCTCAAGTTCAGGCAAACCAATAAACCCTGGCGCATTGTTTCTGATTTTATTGTACAGCCTGTCACTATGATTAGACCTTGAGATATGTTTGATCTTAAGTGATTCAAGTAGCCGTACAGTAATGTCTCGGTGTTGTCCGATGTCGTACTTCCATTCTCCTGGCCCGCCTTGCTCCCATCGGGAGATTTGCGGAAAGTCAATCTCGTCACCTACGCTCACCACCTCGTCTGGTTTGTATGCTTTGATAAATTTCGCCAATGCAGTCGTCGCAGCGACATCATGGTAGGGCGATTGAAGATCCGAAATTACCACTATTTTTTTCACGATTTAGGCCAAAGCCCTCTCTCAACCATTAGTGCAATCACGGCGTAGTTCGCCATATCCTTGAACGAATCTTCAACAGATTCGTGCTTAGGTTCTTTCCCTGTTGTAAAAAGATTTTTAAGACGATGATACTTGTCACCGATACGAACAAGAAGGCCATTGATAGGCCCACCAAAGGCGTCATTAACATTAGAACTGCCATAGTCCTCTTGTTTGGTGATGAGAAGGTTCCCAAGTTCATCTAGCACGCTCCAAACGTTAGTCGCAAAGTTATTATCGCGTGTCACTCTCGAATCCCAGGGTAGCGGATTACCGCTATTCCCGTTGATATCTCTATCGAGAGGACTTGAAAGCCAAGGCCTTCCAGGAACTGACTCACCAGGATAATTTCTGATTCTCTCACTCATTACGCACCTTCCTGTCCACGATAGAGCCAATTTTGGCTATCTTCATCCAACTCGTAGTAATACACTATTGTACCACCTGCGTACAATTTCTGCTCCATTTCAATGACGGTCAACGCCCATAAAGGTTCTGGCACTTGCGCGCCATCCTTCGGTCCGCCGATAAACTCAGACATTATGGCTTAATGATTTCGTCGTCATCCTCACGTTCTATTTCGTGAAGTAGGTACACAACTAACTCTGGGTTATCGCGCAAGACATTAAGGAAGTGATAGCCGATAATGTCGCATACTTCTTCTACATCAAAGCGCTTGCGAGTTGAGAAGGGCGTTTCAAAGATGACAGCATGAGTAATCTCATGCACCAGTACGCGCAGTTTTTTATCCTCTGGAATATCTGGGCGTAGTTGAATCGTGTTTGTGTCAGATGTGGTAAGGCCGTAAGTATCAGGGTCGGCAAGGTCGAATTTGATCTTGTACCGCTGCCCTGATACATCAATGAACTTAGGTCGTTTCATGCGCTTATCCGATCTGTAAACCATCCTGAGCCGTACTTAAGGTACGTCTCATTGACGTCGAGATTAGGCTCTAACCATACCACAGTTGCGGTATTCAAGTCCTCTTTAATCCTTCCAGCAAGTTCCTGACCAGGGTTACGCCCGTCCTCTTTAATGTCGTTATCTGCGAAGATGAGTATACGGGTATAGGATTCAAACAACTTAGGGAACCAAGGTTTCCATTGTGATACTCCCGCAACCCCAACAGCAGGTATGCCTGTGAAACTCGAAACAATAATCGTGTCAATCTCGCCTTCGCAAATGGCAATCGTGTCGCTGTACTTATGTAAATCACCAACATTAAATAGACCAATCTTTTGACCTGTAGGCCAAAGATATTTAGGAGTGCCATCTCCAATGGCACGGAATTTAATACCAACAACACCAGCAGGAGTGATGTAAGGGATTGACAGACGGCCAACTGCATGCTCATGGCCAGCACTAGGCTCCACGACGCTTCCAAGACGGAATGTACTTGCCACTTCCTTGGTTATGCCGCGTGCCGCTAGGTAAGACGCTGCCTGTGGCGTTAGATCGTTGTGATATTTGTCTGCTGCTTCCGTTAGCAATCTTCTCTGCTCTGCGTTTAACATCCTTAAACTCCTTAATATCCTCTTTGCGTGCTACTAAATCATACACATCCCCTAGCAAGTTACATACTAGACAGTTAAATACCTGCTTGTCTAGGTTATACGCCGCACTAGCATGAGAATCCTCATGCACTACACACTTACACGCCTGCCATCCGTGACGCTCTACGACGTGTACGCCGTAATGCTCTAGCACGGCGCCAAGGTCAGGCTTAGTAATCACAATTTCGGCTCTCACAACTCTTTGCTTCTAGTTTCATGATAAAGCGAAGAATCTCCTGTAATTCCTTTAGACTTCTTTCGGTTGCCATTAGTTTCTGGCTAAGTCCATCGCGTTGCTTTCGCAACGCTTCATTCTCAATCCTACCGCTTTCAAGGGCCTGCTTCATTAAAGTTTGCCCCTCGACTTCCGTAATGGGATTTTCTGGCTTAACTCGATTTATGTCACTCACTATCCGCTCCGCTCATTCGTAGCCAGGTATTCAAATCGCTAATTACCCAACTCTGGTCAAGTCCTGCCATACGGCGCTTGACAATGACATAGGCTGGTGGTACTGGAGTGATACCTCTAGCCTTAGCGTAGTTAGCCGCTTCTGTTGTAGCCTCACGCCAGAACTGTGGCAAGTCCATCTTGGCAGTTGCTTTCAGTTCAAAAACATAAGGCTTACCAGCGACAAACGCCACGATGTCACCCTCGTCATCTTTACCCGCTAGGCGCAGACGCTCTGCGTTAATTCCCTTGGAGCGTAGCCACTTAAGGATGCCAGTCTCAAACGTGGATCCTTTGCGCTTATTCGCTGCGCTCATTCCATCTCCCTTGAAGTTACACCGACACGCATCTCGCGTATGTCCGAGTATATCGTCATTCTACTTGCATCAGCCCATAGTGTTAAGTAGTTATCACCAGTGGCTGAGTGGCGAGCGTAGCGATTCTTGACGCAAGCGATACGAAACTCGCCTGAATGTGGCACCAATGCCACAGTGAGGATCATTTCGGGCAACTGCGCGATTTTACCTTGAATAGATTTACGGCTTGGTGGCAAGTCTGGCTTGCCTTCTGCTTCACTTGTATGGTGCAACAGTACCACAGCCGCCTCTGTTTCACGGGCTATATGGTGCATAGCCTTAGCAATCTCGCGTAGCCCAGACCAATCATCGCCAGCCATAGATACCACGTTCATAGCGTTATCTACGATAATCATGTGCGGATACTCGCCATAGGCTTCGCCGTATGCTCGTATTGCAAGATCAATTTCATCTAGCGTAGGAGAAGGCGCAAAGTCAAACTGTAGGTGCGAAACCGTTTCCAGTTCCGTACCGTAAAAGTCTTGACCTGCGCCGCTAGAGAAGGCTTCTTCAACAGTATCTGTTCTATGTCCCGTAATCATTGCTGCGGCACGAATAGCCGTAGTGTAGCCGTCTGTATCTGCTGATATGTACAGCGTCGGCACCTTCATCTGTACTGCCATCCATAGAGCGATAAGTGATTTACCAGCGTTAGGTGCGCCAGCAATCATTGTCATCTGTCCCCTACGAAACCTAATCCCCTCTTGAACGAACGAGGGGAAAAGGTCTGGTAGCAATGCATAATCGTTTGTGCTTTTCGCTGCCGCTTGATGTAGTGACAGCATCGCTAATTACTTTGCGAAGTTAGGCTCGCACTGATCTGGCGTACCCTTGGCAGTAGGGCAGAAATAGCCCTTCCATGCCTTTGGTGCGCCTGGTTTAGACTCACGGAAGGTACGTGCGCCATGCTTGCATTGGTCAATGCTGAGAGAGAGTGGTGATACTGGTGCTTGCGCCGCTGGTGCGCTGATAACAGTACCGCCAAGTGATTGCTCGATAACCGATACGGCATGCTTGCCAGTAAGGGCTGCTGATGTATTGGCAATAAGCGCCGCAAGATCG